GGCCAAGGCCGACTGTCTCCGTCGGCGACGACGATCCGACAGTCCAAGCCTGGCTCACAGCCAAAGGCCGAACCACATGAGCGAAGAAACCCAAACCCTCACCGAAGCCCTCACCAGTCTGGGTCTCACCCCCGCTCAGATCCACGAAGCCGAGATCGACGAGGAACGCTCCTGGGGCATCCTCTTCTGGCTCCGCGAGCAAAGCGGAGTCACCAACCCCGCCGGCCTCTTCCTCACCAAACTCCGATCAGGCTGGACAGCACCAGACCCGCAAGCCTGGCGAGGCAACACACCCGGCAAAGGCCCCGACTACCCGACCTTGCTCCGCTGCACCCAAGCCCTCGTCACCAACACCGGACACGAATACTGGCCCGAAGACCTCGAGGAAGAACTCGACAGGATCAGCCGGCTAGCCCAGGTCGGTAACGGCGCCACCCTCACCGCCAAAGATCGCAACCGGCTACTACGGGAAGCGGCCAAGATGCGAGAAAACCACGAGCTCGGACAGGAGCAACGAGACCAAAACGCCCAGCACGAGACACTCCGCTACTACACCGACCAGATCCGGCAAGGCAAGATCAACCGACGCAACCTGAAAGGAATCTTGCCTCGACTCAAACACATCCTGACCGTCGACCAAGCTGACGCGCTGAGAGCGCTGACAGCCGAGGAACCGTCCGCGTGATGGGCGACCTCCCCGAGCACGAACGCAAACAGCTGCTCAGCATTGCCCGTAGGGACAACCTACTCACCCCCCGGCAACTCGAAATCTGCGAATGGTGGGCGGCAGGAGCCGGGATCAAACGAACAGCCTACGTGCTTGGACTACACCCCTCTACGATCCGCTCTCACCGAGCCGAAGCGTGGCGGAAACTCGCCGCCCATGTCTGAGATGCCCCCAGGAGCTCACCGTTCGTCACGAGAGACGACGACAGGGCGAAAAGGTAGGGGAACCCTCAGACAGGGGGATCAGGAGCTTAGAACGGCTCCCAGGGCGTCAAAGCTACAGGAAGTGAAGTGGGGCCAGGGGGGGCGCTACCGGATCAGCACCCTCCAAGGATTCACGACAGCCGGCTGGCCCGAAACCTACATCTACATCGAAGATCGAGAAACACTCGGACCGAACATCGTCTGGCGAAAAAGAATCAGCGGCAGGCAAGATCCGATGGCGAAGAACGTCAAACGAGCACTACGAGAGGCCAAAGACGTCCTCATTCAGATCGAAGTTGATACACCATCCGATCACAGTTGCTAGACTCCGAGCCTGAGCAAACCACCGCTCACACCGCACCACGTCCAAGCCACGCCCGAAAGGGCGATTTTTATGCTCCAATCCATTCCCACACACCGGATCGAAGAGCACGACGAGCGCCGGCTACTCCCTCGCTACCGTGACCGAACACGACTTGAACGAGCACAAGCCAATGCCCTCCGAGAAGTCATCGACACCATGAGCCCCGGCGAGCTCGCCCAGATGCCAGGCAGACACGGGCCGGCAACCCTCCCCGGAGACGCCCGTCGTCTCCGAGGCATCCCAGCCATCAGCCGAGACGGCATGGGTGGTGCTAGTCCCGGCACGAAGCCCGAGGACTGCCTCGGACGAATCGATCGGGCTAGGGAACGGGTCGGGAGATGAACGTACTCTGCGGAAAATGCGGAGAAACCGACTACCCGCACGTCTGCGGCGCAGTCCCACTGAACGGTAGCCGCACCTGGGAAGGCGAGCTGCTTGTCAACTTCTGGGGAGACACGTCTTTCTGCCTCGACGACCCTGATAACTACAAAGCCGAGAACGATTTCGACGAGATCCTGAAAGACCTCGCTGGTTGCCGGATCAGGGTGCGTATCGACGTGCTCAATGACGTGAGGGAAGCATGAACGAAGCGGCCCCGAAAGGCCGCCCCGAACCGAGAACAAGATGACTGATCAGGTTCGACGGTTGACCGGGATCAACTCCCAGGAGCGAACGACGACAGCAGCGAAGCTGTCCAGGGGATCGAGACGTTGACCATCGAGTGTCAGCTCCCAAGAGGCACCTCGCACTCGTTTCATCCCGACAACCTCATCATTGATCGTGGTTCCGAGAGGCTGGTCGCCGCCCCTGATTCGTTGCCTATCGTGCGCGCACCAGTCACTTCCACTGGGACGGCCACCGAGCGACTCAAGATCAGGCTCGATGAGCGTGATTTCATGCGCTTGGTCGAGGTCAACCTCGTCGATGCGCTCGCCGCTCCTCGGGAGTACCTCGGGGCTTGCACCCGCTGTAAAGCGAAGAACGTGCCGGTCATCGTTCCTGACTGGACAGCTCGCACGAAAGCCCTCGAAGCGTTGTGGGATCGCGGGTACGGGAAGCCGGCGCAGACCATCACAGTGGAACAGGACACGTTGCACGGCCTAGGCCAACTACGCGCCTGGCTCGAGCTCATGACAGACGAGGAGCGCGGTGTGCTGAGTCAGTTCATCGACCGGGTGACCAGCCCTCAGGGGACACCATGACCGAGGATCAGATGACGCGCGCGCGAGGCCTCGAGTTCCAGGGTCGGCGACCAGCCCCCCCCCCCCCACCCCCCCGAACTCGTGAAGACGCGCGGGTCCCTTGTCTGGGTCCCTCCTTCTCTGAGTGGGTGTGATTTGTCGTGCCCATGAAGTCTAAGGCTCAGCGCCGGTTTTTGCATGCGAAGCATCCTGAGTTGGCGGCTGAGTTTGAGGCGAGGACTCCGAAGGGTAAGCGGTTGCCTGAGAAAGTGAAGTCTGAGTCGAAGAAGAAGGGACGAAAGTGAAGGGGTTACCTGCGGTGTCGGGTCGTGAGAGTGATCTTCTTTTGTTGCGCCTTGATCTTATGGAGCGGGATACTCAGCGTATGAAGGATGAGACTGATGCTTTGGTGGGTCCTGATATGAGGCGTGAGCTTGAGAAGGTGGCTGATGCAATGTTGTTTGGGTCTGGGTCGAAGAAGATGAAGCGGGGGAAGAAGAAGGGTAAGGGGAAGCGGTAGTGCCTGTGTCTCTGTCTCCGACTCAGAGGGCTGAGTACACGCGAGAGGGGGGTGCTGCGGGTACGGGTCTTAGTCCTCAGCAGTTTGTGCAGAGATGGCAGGATTTCACGGGTCGTATGGGGATGTCGCCTGTGAAGTGGGCTTCTACTTCGGGTCAGAAGTTGGTTGGTGCTTTGCAGCCGGGTAGGGTGACGGGGGCTGGGACTCAGCAGTTCACAGTGGGTAGTGATCCTCGTCAGATGCAGAATGTGGCTGCGATTCCGAAGGAGGCTGGGCAGCTTCATCTGATCAATCAGCGTGCTGGGACGGATTACGCGTCGTTGGAGAGCGCGAAGGACGCGCTCGGGCTTGGTTTTCAGTTTGCTGGGGCTGCTCAGTGGGCAGCGAATCAGGCTGGTAACACGGATCTTGTGAGGCGTAACCCGGCGTTGCAGAATGTGTCGATGGTGGGGTTGTCTGATCCGTCTGCGTTCAATTTGTTTTTCGGTGGTTTGGCTGGCCCGTTGCGGGAGACTGTTTCGGGATCGATCACACCTGACCGGGAGAGTAGGTTGTCTCCGGCCGAGGTGCGGAACGTTCTGGAGCAAAGGCGGGGGTTGGTGCCTGGGTGGGCTTCTGGGTTGCAGTCGGATCTCAGGGGTTTGGGGATCCCGTATCTTGACGTGTCTCTTCTAGCTGATCCGTCGATTATGCGTCCTTCGGATGAGGGGGGCAAGCTCGGCCTTGGCCTGCCGGGTGCGGGGGAGCCGTTGTATGGGCCGGGGGCTCGGCCGAATAGTTTGGGGCAGTTCGGGTCGTTGCAGGCTGGGGAGACGTCGTTTCTGCGGAGCCTGTCGCCGCAGGAGGTGCTGAGGACTCTTGGACCCTTGGATTGGGCGTATTCGCATCGGGCGGCTGGGACCCCTCCGCCGGAGGGGTTCGAGGCCGGGTTGACGTTTGGGTCGCCGGTTTGGAACCCTCAGACGCAGAACTATACGAGGAGTCCGGTGCAGGGGATGACGGGGGGGCCGCAGCAGGTGGGGGCTGGTGTCTTGAGCGCGCAGGGTCTTACGGGGGTGTCTGATCCGTTTGCGCTCGGCAAGGGTCTTGGCGGAGGCCTTTACAACAGGTGGTCGGCGTACGGGTATCCGGGTGAGGGCAGCTCGAACGCCTCCGGGTTGGTGTCAGGGACCCGTGTGCGTAGGAATCCGGTGACGGGGCAGATCGAGCAGTATCAGGTGTCTGAGAGCCCGTTCCAAACAGGGCAGTCGATGTTTCCTGACTTCTGGGCTGAGCCGAATTTTGCTCCGTGGAAGACTCTTTCTGATGAGGATCGGCGTCGGTTGTTGGCGTTGGCTGCGTCTCCGACTACGCCGAGTGCGTTGCTGTGAGTGAGCAGAAGGTTCGTCAGACTGCGGAGCAGGTGCGGGAGTTGTTGCAGGGGATAGATTCGGATTTGTTCTCTCGTTCGGATGACTCTGTGGATGAGGAACCCCCGGATGGTGGGGTGTTGACTGGTTTCTATTTGGTGTGTGAGTGGATGGGTAACGATGGGATGCATTGGATCACTTACACCCGTCATCCTGATCAGACGCAGTGGCGGTCGCGGGGGTTGTTGGGGGAGGCGATCACGGACCTGTGACGGTCGTTCTGGCGCCTGACTTCCAGGATGAGTTCCTGGCGGTCAAGGCTGCCCTGGCTGAGCTGGAGCAGATCCGTGAGTGCAGGGAGCACCCGGCCGGGTTGCTCCGTCATGTTCATTGTTTGGATACGGAGATCGGTGACGAGTTCGAGTTCCACCTTGACGATCCTGAGCATGGTTGGTACTGGCAGCGGGACCTGCTGGACTGGTGGCTCAGTAACCCGAAGACGGTTGTGTTGAAAGCTCGGCAGCTCGGGGTTAGTTGGCTTGCTGCCGGCCTCGCGCTGTGGCACTTGTTGTACCGGCCGGGTACGCGCTCTCTGGTTGTGTCGTTCAATCAGATGGAGGCGCAGAAGGTGATTCGGAAGGTGTGGGTGCAGTTTCAGTCGCTACCGGAGCATTTGCGGAACGGTGTGGTGGTTGTGAAGCCAGCTCGGGACGCTGAGCCGTCGGACACGATCGAGGTGCGGCATCGGAACGGGAAGCTGTCGACTGTGCTCGGCCTTCCGTCGACTCCGAAGGCTGGTAGGTCTGAGACTGCGGCGTTGGTGATCTTGGACGAGTTCGCGTTTCACGAGTATGCGGCTGACACGTACACGGCGGCGTTGCCGACGGCGGCGAAGGGTGGCCGGATCCTTGTGATTTCGACGGCGAACGGTGTCAGCAATGAAGAGACGGGGGAGGGTAATCATTTTCACCGGATCTGGGCGACCGCTGACGCTGTAGGTGTCGGTAATCGCTTCTACGGGTGGCAGACGCACCCTGATCGGGATCAGGCGTTCTACGACCGTGAGGTGATGGCGATCCCTGACTCTGTGAGGAGGGGCCGCGAGTACCCGTCCTCACCGCGGGAGGCTTTCCGGTTGACGCAGAACGTGTATTTCGACGAGGAGGCACTCTCTTGGTATGAGGCTGAGGCGACGTCGAAGCCGTTGTACCGGTTCAACTGGGAACGGGTGTCGGCGCGTAAGTCTATGCGGGCGAAGCATGATCTTGGCTTGATCCGGGTGTTCGGGGAGCCCCAGGAGGATCACAAGTACGCGATCGGAGCGGACGTTGCTACGGGTCGCGGCCAGGACTACTCGGCCGCTTACGTGATCGACTTGTCGAACATGAGTTTGTGCGCCGAGTTTCACGGGAAGTGTGACGCTGACGTCTACGCGGAGCAGTTGCACTACCTGGGCCGCTACTACAACTCGGCCCTGATCGCCGTCGAGACGGGTGGTGGATTCGGTGAGCCGGTGATCATCTTCCTTCGTGACGGCAAGGAGGGACGGCCGGCATATCCGTCGCAGTACCGTCACCGTCAGTTCTCACGGGGGGATGTGCCTGAGCATAAGCCATTCGGGTTCCCGATGAACGTCAAGACCCGACCGCTAGTCCTCGAAGGCTTGCAAAGGGCAATCAGGGAGAAGGCGTTTCCGTGGGTCACAGACGGTCTGTTGGGTGAACTCGGTACGTTCGTCAGACGCCCTACGCATCCGTCGCCTAGGGCGCAGGATGGTTGTAACGATGATCGGGTGATGGCTGCGGCGATCACCACCGAGTTGTTCCGTCAGTACGGGCAGCACGCTGATGACGTTCGGGGTAAGCGTCGGGGTAAGCGTCCGTACAGGGCTTCGTATCCGTGGCAGAAGGTTGCTGCATGAGGAGGTTCTGATGAGTCAGATGCCGATGATGGGCGGTCCTCCGCCCGGGTTGATGGGTCCCCCACCCGGACCGCCGGCTCCGCAGGGTGGCGGGGAGACGCAGGCGCTCGAGCACCTGAAAGCCGCGATGGAACACCTACAGCTCTACGCACGCGCCGAGCCTGATGAGGAGGACAAGGCGGCCGCGCTGAAGTTTCTGGCCGGGTTGCAGCAACTTCTGGCGAAGGATCAGAAGGAAGGTGACGCCGCGTTGGGGGTGTCTCCGGCGCAGAAGGTGCTGATGCGGATGCAGGGCGGCGGGATGCCGGGAGGGATGGGGTAGATGGCTCGTTCTACCCGTGACGACGGCGTTCAGCGCGTTCTCAAGGCTTACAGCGAACGAAAGGGCGGTCACGAGAAGCTGTGTCGGGAGTGGCAGGAGCGGATGGAAGCGTATTACGCGATCGTCAAGCCTGCGGATGACGCGAACGACTGGCAGTCGAAGCTGTTCCCGCCGTTCATCATGCAGATCGTCGACGGGGTTGTTGCGAACCTGGCGGATGACCGGATCAGGTTCATGTGTCGTGCGCGCCCGTCGATGGCTGACCCGGCCGAGCTTGTCCGGATGGGTCAGGGTGCCAGAGCCCTCGAAATCCTCCTCAGTTACGAGCAGGATCAGGATGACTACTCGCAGAAGCGTCGTCAGCACATTCAGCAGTGCGCGATCAAGGGCATGAGCGTCCGCAAGAGCTACTGGACGACCGCGTTCAAGGGGTTGGACACCCCGGAGGAGAAGCTGGTCAAGGATGATCCGACGACGGAGGTGATCCGGGTCGAGGATTTCCTCTGGGAGGAGGGGGCGGTCGAGATCCAGAAGTCCCCATGGGTTTGTCACAGGGTGGCGGCGACGATGGAGGAGATCAAGGCGGCCGAAAGGTTGGGCTTGTACCAGAACGTCGACCAGCTCTCCCGTGATGAGAAAGGCTCAGGGTTTCAGGATGAGTTCACGAACCTGGACGAGGAGTTGGACCGGGACAAGAGGTGGAAGGATCGGGTTGAGATCCTCGAGTTTTGGGCGAAGGAGGACGGGAAGGTTCGGACTGTCACCGTCGCTGACCGCAAGGTGCTGTTGTCCGACCGCACGGACGTGTTCTCCCATGGTGAGTACCCATTCACGGTGCTTACCACGAGCCCCGATCTGTTTCGGATTCCTGGCATCTCGATTGTCGAGAAGATCATTGCGTTGCAGCAGTACATCTGGCAGGTGATGAACATGCGGATGGACGCAGCAATGCTGTTGGGCGGCCCGGTGTTCGCCTACCGGGAGGACATGGTCGACCGGGACGTGTTGGAGTTCTATCCAGGGGCGATGTGGCCTATCCCTGGGGGTAACGCTTCGGAGGCTGTGACGCAGTTTCATCCTGATGCGAGCATGATCGGGATGTTGACGCAGGTGATGGCGGACACGAAGGGTGACATGCAGAACGTGTCGGGTGGGATGCCGTTCATGTCCGGGGTTGCAACCCAAACGTTGGATCAGAAGACGGCGACGGGCGTGTCGATTGTGACGACGATCGCTCAGCGGATGGTGGCGGCGCAGAAGCAGCAGATCGCCTGGGATGACGAGCGCACAGCCAACCAGTGGGTTGGTTTGTTGCAGCAGTTCATGCGCGAACCCCGGTTGGTGTCGATCGTTGGGGCTGATGGGGCGCAGGCGTTCCGTGAGGTGTTCCCCGATGAGATCCAAGGTGAGTTTCATGTGAACGTTGATCCGGTGAACGAGAGCATGATGCGGCAGGAGCGGCGGGCTGAGGCGCAGGCGAAGTTTCAGGTTGCGGCGCAAACAGCCCCGGTGATGCATCAGACAGGGAACCCGTGGAACATGCGCGCTTTCGCGGAGGACTATCTACGCGAGTGGGAGGTCGATGACCTCGAACGGTACTTCTCCGCTACCCCGCCACCCCAGCTGCAAGGGCAGCCATCCGGGCCGCCGGGAATGCCTCCCCAGGCTTCACAGCAGCCTCCTGGGGCGTCTCCTGGGCCGAACGGGCAGCCGAACATGGGGGTGACGGCCCCGTCAGCGTACGGGCCTGCCAGCCCGTCGAACCGAACGAGCCTGTCGGGGCAGCAGTTCCTGCAACGGGCGATGGCGATGCGCGGAGGAACCAAGAATGCGTAACCGGCTGCTCACCCCACCTGAAGTGACGGAAACGTCTAGGTTGGCTGCGTTGAAGCAGCACCCGTCCTGGGCGGATTTGCGTCACTACTACGAGAACATCCGTGATCAGAAAGCCCTGTTGGTCGGCCGGTCCGTGATCCGCACCTTCGAGCCGATCGACCAGCGCAAGGCTGATTACGAGCACGGGTTCTGGGATGGTGTGTTCACGCTTCTCGATACCCCTGAGAAGGCCGAGAAGCGACTTGAGGACACGTTGCGTGATGTCAACGGGAAGGGGACGTCGTGAGCGTCACTGAGAACGAGGAGGCCCGTTTCCTCGAGGGCCTCGACCTGGCGGCCCCCACTGGGGCACCCGCACAGGAGATCACACCGGACGAAGCGCCGGGTGAGCAGCCGCCACAGGCGGAACCTGACGAGCCCGATCAGTCCGCTGAGATCCGCAGCCTGGGCGCCAAGCTGCTGGCCGGCAAGTACAAGACGCCGGAGGAGCTAGAGCGCGCCTACGGGGAACTTCAGTCCAAGTTGGGGGAGATGGGCAACGAGCTCGGCCTGGCCCGCCAGCAGGCCCAGCAACCTCAGCAACCGCAGTACGACGAGGCGGACATCGAGGACTGGATCGAACGTGACCCTCGTGGCGCCGCCGTGTACGCAATGCAAACCGGCAACGAGCTGCTGTACCAGCGGTCACTGGAGACTCTCGCCACCGAGAACCAGTTCGCCGCCCTCGACCTGCACGCCAGGAGGGTTGTTGCTGAGAACCAGCAGCAGCTCGTGCAGCAGGTGATCCAGCCGATGCAGACGACGTACCATCAGCAGACGCTCACGTCCGCGTGGAACTCGGCCCGTGCGAAGCTGCCGGAGTTCGACCAGTTGCAGGAAGCGATGGCTTCCGCCGCGGAACGAGCCCCCGAGCTGCTCATGCCCCTCCAGCAGGGATCCCAGGAGCAGAAGGAACGGGTCTTCGAGACCCTCTACTACATGGCGCGCGGCATGGTCGGCACACCCGGCCAGCCCCCAGCACCAGAGTCAGCACCCTCACCGCAGGCAGACTCATTGGCGCAGCGCGTCGCAGCAACCGTCGCCTCAGCAACCCAGGTCCCCCAGGGGACCGGGCAGCAGACACCGGCGGACACACAACGGCTCTACGACCTCTGGGACCAGGAAACCGGCTTCAGCCAACGCTGAGCGACCCGGTTTCCGACACGTCCGGTCGGCCGACATAGGAAGCACTAGCCGAACCGAACGGAGAAACAATCATGGCAACGATCAAAACAGGACTAATCACCAACGAACAGGTGCTCTCCAACGAGCTCGTCGTCGACATGTCCGAGCGGATCCACCGTTTGCAGGAGGACCGCACGCAGTTCACGACCATGCTCATGGAGATCAGCCGTAAGGAAGCCACTAGGGAAGTCATCGACTGGCTCGAGGAGCAGTACACCCCCCGAACGACGGGTCTCGCAGCGTCCGCAACGTCGGCCGCCACCGCGATCACCGTCACCACAGGGGAAGGCAACACCGTTCTTCAGATCAACGACGTGCTCCGCGTCATGGAGACCGGCGAGGGCCTGCTCGTCACCGGCGTCTCGGCCAACTCGGCTGCCGTCACCCGCACCTGGGGTGGCACCGCAGCCGCGTCCGCAACGTCAGCGGCAAAGATCCTCGTTGTCGGCAACGCCTACACGCAGGGCGCCTCGTCCGGTGTCAACCGGTACACGCAGCGCGTCCGAGGGTACAACTACGTGCAGGAGATCCGCCACCCGATGCTCACGTCGTTCATCGAGATCGGCAACGAGCTGTACGGTGGCCGGGAGCCGGAGAAGGAGATCGTCCGCAAGGGCGTCGAGCACAAGCAGTCGATCGAGTCCACCCTGTTCTGGGGGGCTCGCGACTACAACAGCGCGGGTGTGCGTGGCTCCTGCGGTGGTGCGGTCGAGTTCATCTCGACGAACATCACGTCTGCGGGTGGTGCTCTGACGCCAGCGGAGATGGACACGTTCCTTCAGGGTCCTCTCGGCTACGCCGAAGATCCCGTGTTCTTCTGCGCTCCCACGGTCGCAACGGTCCTCTCCCAGATGTACCGGGGGATCTGGGCTCCGCGTGACGGTGGAACCCAGAAGTTCGGGGTCAAGGTCAACGGGTGGATCGACTCGACATACGGTGGCAACATTCCGATCATCGTCAAGAAGGAGTGGTCGGATCTCAACGCGACCGGGTCGAACTACGGTACGTGGGGGTTCCTGATCGACATGGCGAAGGTGCGGCTGCGGCCGTTCCGGGGTTGGCCGATCGGGTCACTTAGAAGGAAGATCCAGGAGCCGTCGGCGACGGCGCAGGCGGACGAGTTCTACTCGCCTCTGAGCCTGGAGTTCGGACAGCAGCAGGCTCATGGAATCCTGAAGAACGTCACCTCGTACTCCGCTACGTAAGCGATCGGGAAGAACTAGGACGACGAGAGGGGCCTTCTGGCCCCTCTCTCGTTCCCGAACGAAGGGAGAGCTCGATGAGATTTATCAGTCCGCACGCGAACTACAGGATTGTGCTGGTGCATGAGGAGGTGGAACGGCTCGCGGACGGGTCGATGCAGGTGAAGCCGAAGGAGCGTGCTGAGACGGAGTTCCCCCGCGGATTCGTCGCGAAATTCCAGCGAAACGACTACACCGATTTCGAGAAGCAGGTTGCGTACGACAGGTTCGGTGCGGCGCTCAATAAGGGTGGTCGACTACGGGACGACATGGTGACCCCGGTGTCGAACGACGACAGGATTGGTACGTTCGACACGCACCAGATTCAGGATCCGAAGTTGCGCGCACGGGTGGAGGAACTGTTGATTTCCCATGATCAGCACGGCCGTGATTTCCTGCTTGTGGAGCAGCCGAAGGTCGGGAAGCCGTGGCCCCGGTATGACGAGTTGCGGGCGGCGGGCCGACGGACGGTGGAGATGGTCGCAGAGTCGATCGTCGCGAAGGTTCGCGAGGACGGGTACTCGCCGGATGATGTGCTCGCCTACGAACGGCAGAACCTGAACCGTCAGGAAGTCCTCGAAGCCTTGGAGGAGTTGGTGCGGGTGCCGGAGGAGGATGGGGTGGAGGTCACTGCTTGACCGACTCGCTAGCCACGTACTGGGCACAGGCGACAGCCGGCGTCAACTACTACCGGGCCAGGCTGCCTGCCCGTCACTTGCCGGGCACGGTAGTGAAACTGACTCCCGCGGACCTGCAACCTGGAGACCAGGAAGGCGAGTACCGGTTCCCGAGGCAGGAGGGGGAAACCGCTATCTGGTTGTTTCCGGGCAACACGACCCGAGCCCTGTTGATCGCGCAGATGAAATCCCAGGGGATACGGGTGCTCGCCGAAGCGGATGACAACTACTTGTTGCATCCGCCGCTCAACCTTTCGGATTGGCGGGAACGATTTGACGGCTCCGATCGCCATTCATACGAGGTGTTTTCTAAGGTTAGTAAGTTCGTGGACGGGATGATCGTCTCCACCCCGAAACTCGCCGAGGTATACGCACACCTGAACTCGGAGATCCACGTGTGCCGCAACTCGGTTGACCCAGATGATTGGCCTGAGCCGACGCATCAGAAGGACGGGATTCTACGGATCGGCTGGGCCGCCTCGGACTCCCACGTGTACGACGCCCCTCTGATCTTGGACGCCCTGGAATGGGCAAGCAGACAGTCGAACGTAGAAGTGGTGATCATCGGGATCCACCCGGACTTCGCGCGTTACCGTTTTCCGTACCGGCACGTCGAATGGACTGACTCTCTCTCCCAGTACCGGCGTAATGTCGGTCTACTCGACGTGATGTTGTGTCCGCTCAGGCAGGGGGAATGGGAGGACTGTAAAAGTGACGTGAAGGCGCTTGAGGGAGCGATGGGTGGTGCCTGTGTCGTCGTGTCGAAGGTGGAGCCGTACCGGCCATGGTGGGATGGGGAAGCACCCGGCTTGGTTGCTGAGCATTCGTGGGACTTCAAGAAGATCGTCAAGCATCTTGTTAGAAGTCCCGAGGAGGTGCTGATGCTCGCCCGAGCGGCTCGTGAGTACGTGCTCGAGCACAGGGATATCAAGCGTACCGTCTCGGCGTGGCGGGAAGCTGTGAGGGTTGAGGAGAGGGTGGCGGCATGAAAACAACGTCGTGCCGTGAGCGACACATCGCCTACGTAAAGAGCAGGACTGATTGGCCCAAGCACTGGCGTGCCCAACTCTTGCGCGAGATTGAGTTGGTGTCGGACGAAACGCTCGCGGATTCTCGTTCACTCTCGTGTGTAGGGAAGCACTGGGTTCCGCGATACGTCCCAATTGGGCGGATGTGTCACTACTGCGGTTGGACGAAAGCACGGCGGGAAGCTGTCGGAGTGAGGGAGCGGGTGGCAGCGTGAGCGTCTGCTATGTGGGAGGCACATTCGACCTGTTCCACCCAGGTCACGTGAACATTCTCCGTAGCGCCGCCCGATACGGAAACGTCGTCGTTTCCCTCAACCGGGACGAGTTCGTCACACGGTACAAGCGCCCGCCGGTCATGACCTTGGAGGAACGGTGGGCTGTCGTCGACGCCTGCCGCTACGTCAGCAGCGTGATCGTCAACGATGACGACGAGGACTCCACCCGGGCGATCCTGGGCGTGAAGCCGAACTACCTGATTCATGGGTCGGACTGGACGGGGCTGCCCCTGTATGCGCAGATGGGGGTCACGGAGGCGTTTCTGGCGAAGCACCAGATCGTAACGGTGCATCCGCCATACACGCCTGGGATCTCCACGTCGGAGCTGATCGAGAGATGCCGAGCGTCTGGTTCGTGATCCCTGCCTGGGGCCGCGTTGCTCTGTCCGCCGTCTGTTTCCAGGAGCTTCGCTGGGCGCTCGATCATCTGCCTGGGGCGGACGGATACGCGGTCGTCATCGCCGATGACGGAAACATCGACATAGCCAGGAAGCTCGGGTTTCACACCGTGACGCAGGCGTCATCGCCACTCGGCAGGAAGTACAACGATGGCTTTCAGTTCGCGGCTAACTGTGGTGCGGATTACGTGGTTCCGGTTGGCTCGGACAACTGGATACTCCCCCGAACCGTGTTCACAGAACTCCCCGCAAATGACGAGATTTTCACATCCAGGCAACACGCGATGGTCGACGAAACAGGGACACGGTTGGCCAGGTTGAGCGTGATGGATCAGTTCAACCGTTACGGTGCCGGCCCGTTCGTGATCCCCGCAGAGCTTCTGAAAGCGTGCGGGGACAGGCCGGCGACGGACGAGGCGGAGAACGGGATTGACGCGAGTACCATCTCCAATCTAACCGGGGCGAACCCCGGGGCGAGGCTCACGTTCAGGGAGATCGATCATCTCGCCTGGGTCGGCTTCAAGAGCCACCTGAACCTGCACTCGTTCGATCAGTTTGAGCACTTATGGGAGTCAGTGGGGCCGGAGCCGTTCTGGCAGCTCGAATCTCTCTACCCGGAGAACGTTGTTCTCGCCGCTGAGGAGTTCTACAGGTGCGAATCGCGGTGATCACCCCCACCATCCCGGAGCGCGCCGACATGCTCGAGGAGTGCAAAGCCAGTGTGCGCGCCCAAACGTTGCAACCAGTCGAGCACCTGATCGAGCTGGACGAGAAGCGCACCGAGAGGTGCGGCCCCCAGCTCAACAGGATGGCGAAACGAACGGACTGCGAGTGGCTAGCCACGTTGGCTGACGATGACCTAATGCTCCCCCATCACTTGGAAACCCTGGCGGCTCACACGAATGAGGCGGATGTCATCTACTCCTATTGTGAGGTGACCGGTCGCGGCTGGTCGCCTAACACTCCGTACGACCCGGATGCGGACATTCCGCAGATTCCGGCCACCGCTCTGATCCGTCGGTCATTGTGGGAAGAGGTCAGGTGGGGGAAAGAGCAGCGGGCAGAAGACAATGAGTTCTGGCGGCTCTGCCAACAGAAAGGCGCCCGCTTCTTCTGCGTTCCCGAAATCACGTGGGTTTACCGGTTCCACGGGCACAACAAGAGCCTGTTTGCTTCCCATCTCGACTTTTGGGAGGGGGTCCCATGAGCGACGAGTGGAAGGGCAACATCGACATCGAAGACGACTCCATAACGGTCACGGATGCGACCGGCCGGCTCACCCTCGATCACGTAACCTGGCTCAGCGCCGAGTGGTTGGATCAGGTTGCGAAAGGCTACCGGTGCCTGAACTGCTACCAAAAGTTCACCGCGTCGTATCCGGAGGTGTGCTCGTTCCCAGGTTGTGGCTACCCAGTGAAAGACCAGCAAAGAATCGACTTCTCCCGTCTGTACGCCGGCGACGACAAGTACATGGTCACCGACGCTGAGCTCCGCGAACGTGAGGCGGAGCAGGCGGAGCAACGGTTACGCACGAGAGGAGTGTGGATCCCCTAGATGGCCTCCACCACTTTGACGCAATACCGGCTCAGGGTGAGCGCGATCATCGGCCTGACAGGTACCGCCGCCGGGGATGAACAAACGCTGATCGACGGGTGGGTCAACGAGGCGCAGGAGCAGGTGTTGCTGAAAACCCATTGCAAGGTCGGGACCGCGACGATGGCCCTCACATCCGGCACCGACGACTACACGTTGGACTCGGCGATCCTGTCGATCCTGGACCTGTACAACACCGTCTCCACAACGGATTATCCGCTGATCCGGTTGACGACACAGGACTTGCTGACGTACCGGATGAACCAGCCGTCCTCGCCAACAACAGCTCAGTGGTACTGCCAGCAGGCGAACACACTGATGCTGTACCCGACCCCGGGGTCGGGGGAGACGTTGACGATCTTCTACGTTCCCCGTCCGACCGCGATGACGACCGGGGCGAACACCCCTGATTCTGTTCCAGCGGAGTGGCATGTGGCGCTCGAATACTACGCCTTCGCGAGAGCAGCCGAGTACAACGAGCAGGGGCCGTCACAGTTCGGCTCCTACTGGCGAGCATTGTTCGAGCGCACATGTCAGGAGATGAAGACGGCGGAACGGCGGTTGGGCGGTACTCGGCCGGCGGCGATGAAACTCGGTCGTTACCCACGTCCCGTCTACTCTGACCCATCGCGTATCGCTCGCTGATGGCTGCTGTGAAACTCGGGATCGGCGGTAGCGCCAAGGTGTATTGCGTCCACGACCGCCAGAAGCGGCAAGTGCGCGACCCCGACGCGGTCAAGAGGCTCGGCCGCACCCTCGGCGTCCAGTACGACCCGCGGAAACACACGCTCCAGCTCTGCGCGTGCTGCATGAACCTGTTCGTGGCGTACGACGACACGCCGCGGCTGTGCGACCCGTGCCAGGGCCCGCCCAAGCATCCGCTTGGGGGGCCGCTACCCGAACCAGGAGGAGCGATATGAGCGTCGTCTACCAGTGCGACAACCCGGCCTGCTCGCTCGGCGCCGTCGGCGAGCCCGGCCACTTCACAGGCGGCATCACCTCCCAGCAACTCCACGTACTGACCGGGAAGGCGTACGAGGAGATCGAGGAAAAGGGTCTGGCCGGCGAGGGCGTCTGCCCGAACTGCGGCCAGCCAGGCGCCGACACCGGACACACGCACGAGCCGCGAGGGGGGGTGAAATAAATTTCCGAAATCATCCCAGATGAGGGGCTCGACCTGCTCCTCGGCCAGTTCCCGAAGAACTCAACCAGGCAGACGAGCTGCTGGCTGTGCCTGTTCACGTCACAGACAGCGTCGACGGTGATCACGTCCGGTCAGACGATGGCCGACATCACCGAGACCGTGTTCACGAACTACGCACGGCAGGAGCTCACAACCGCGACGTGGGGGGCGGTGGCCGCCGGCACGGGCGGGCGGAAGACGACGTATTCGCAGATCACGTTCCCGACCGTAGGGGCGACCGGCGCGACGATCAACGGCCTCTTCCTCAGCGACATCCTTTCGACGACCGGCGACAAGTGCGAGGGGGCGGCGAACTTCGACGACGTGACCGCCGTGGTCCTGGCCACAAATGATATCATTAAAGTCACGCCCAGCTTCCAATACAATTCGTAAACTCCCGCAAATTGGCATGTTTGACGGCCACCCGCTCACCTGCTATATTAATGGTATGGCAGCTACATGGTTCAAGGATGGATCAGGTCAGTGGTGGTATCAAGACTCCCGTCAGCGGCATCGAGGCGAGGAGCGCACCTGCCTTCAATGCGGGAAGACCTTCCCGTTCATTGTGGGCAGAACGAAGTTCCAACCTGGCACCTTCTGCTCGCGAGCATGCGCGAATCGGGCTGACAAGGTTGGCCGACGTCTGCGAGGGTTGGCGGCCAAAGGGTCGTACATCGATACAAATGGGTATCGGCAAGTGCTTGTAGGGGAAGTAGGTAAGGGAAGACGTTCGTACCGCCCTGAGCATCGTGTGGTGATGGAGCGCGAGCTCGGACGTTCCCTTGGATCTCACGAGACCGTGCATCACTTGAACGGCGACAAGCTGGACAACCGCATCGAGAACCTCGAGCTATGGATAGGCAACCACGGTAGGGGTGCGTCCTCGCCGCATTGCCCGACGTGCCGGTGTTTCGATTGAGAGCGTTTCCCATAGGATGTGGGGAGGCCGCGTTAGCGGCCTTTTCCATGGGTGATCGGAGGACCGAATGACGCTGGCGCTTCCTGATCTGATGCCGGGGATCAGCAGGGCGCTCGCTTCTGGCCGAACGTGGGACGCCTACACGGCCTTGCGACGTTGCTTGCCCCATCGGCTGGCAGGCCGGGCGCTCCTTGAGCTTGCGCGCACGGAGCTTCCTGAGCGTCTCACGCACCGCCATGAGCGATTGACGGAGAGTGAGCTGGCGGTGTTGCGGGCTGCGGCGGACGGGTTGACGGTCGCCCAGACGGGCAAGCGGCTTGGCTATTCGCCGGAGACGATCAAGGGCAAGCGCCGCGCCGTGATGCGCAAGGCCGGGGCGAGGAACATGGTGCAGGCCGTTTACATGCTGAATAGCGAATCGAGAATGTAATGGCGATCTCCGCCTCCCTTCTCGCAGCCGCGGCGTCCACCACTGATGCGACTAGCTACCTCACCTCGTCGCAGACGCCGACCGCGAACGCGCTGCAACTGATCGGAGTCCATAACTCGATCGGGACAGGTCCGGCGCTTGCTCCGACCAGCATCACCGGCTGTGGTCTTACCTGGGTGAAAGTCGCTGAGACTGCGGCATGGGGTGTTGACGGAATCAAGATGGTTTCGCTCTGGCGTGCCCTCGGTGCAAGCCCTACCACGGGTCAGCTCACGATCGACTTCAACGGTGTGACGCAGACCGGATGCCACTACGATTGGTGGCAACTGACTGGCATCGACACGTCGGGAACGAACGGGTCTGGGGCCATCGTCCAGTCGGCCACTAACACACTGACTGGAGCAGGCACGTCGCTCACGGTCACTCTAGCCGCGTTCGCTGATGCGACTAACAACCTGGCCGTCATCTTCTGTGGGCACGGTAAAAATGAGGCCAAAGCGCAAGAGACCGGATATACCGAGCTTGGCGACGTGTCTGCGTCCACTCCGGGTGATGGGTTCGCGGCCGCCTACTTGCTTGGACAGGATACGTCGCCATCGTACTCGTGGGTGACGAGCACTCGGGCCGGAGCGGTCGCTGCCGAGATCAAGGCGGCCGCGGGCACGACGTACACGAAGGCAGGGGCGGTCGTCTCCGCAGCCGCCACCGCAGGCCCCGACGTGCTCACCGCGTCAGAGACGGGCGCTGTAGTCTCCGCGACCGTCGCCAAGGGCGCCGACGTGTTCGAGGCAACGGAGACGGCCGCTGTCGTTAGTGCCGCCGTCGTCAGCGCGGCCGACGTGTTCACGGCCGCTGAGACTGGCGCGGCCATCTCCGATACCGTCATCAGCGGCGTTGGCACAAAGGCGGCGACCTACGAGAAGGCTGGGGTGGTCGTCTCTGCGGTAGTCGCAGCGGGAGTAGATGTGTACGAAGCCGTCGAGGCTGGCTTAGTGGCGAGTGCTGTCGCGATTGCAGCCACCGATGTGTTCGAGGCTGTAGATACCGGTTCTATCGTCTCTGTGGGTGTCACGTCAGGCGCGGATGCCCGCGAGGCCGTAGAGGCCGGTTCGGTGGTGTCTGCTGCTGTTGTGGCAGGTGCTGACGTACGCACCGCAGCCGAGACGGGCATGGTCGCCAGCGCCGCGGCGGTCTCTGCAACTGACGTTTTCACCGCCGCCGAGACAGGCAAGGTCGTATCGGCCGCCGTCCCATCCGGTGCCTCAGAGTACATAGCGGCCGGCACCATCTACCAGAAGACCGGCAAGGTTGCCAGCGCAGTCTCCGTATCCGGCGGGCGGGTCGTATGCCACACCGTCATCGCCACGGCGCTCACGCCCGACACGCTGACGCTTTCTACTCTCACTCCAGGGGCGCTCACATTGTCGACGATCACGCCGGGCGCGTTGACGCTTACTGCTCTTAGTTCGGACACGTTGACGTTGGCGGCCGTTACCGTGAATGCTCTTGATCTGATCGAGGAGTGCTGACGTGGCTAAAGTCACGCCTTTGCAGGGCACTTTCGACATGATGGTCCGTGACGTTTCCCGTGACCGGCTTCCAGGGAATGCATGTTGGAACCTCGTCGATTACCTGCCGGGGTTGGACGCACCGCTGACAAAGAGGGGCGGCTGGTCGTACGGGTCCGCTGACATCTCGGCGACCAAGAGCACTGCCAGCTACATTGTCGCCGGAGCGTACGCCCCGTTCGCCGCGGCAGCGAAGAACTGTGCGATCGACGAGGACGGAGAGTTCTACACGATCGCAGCCGCCGGTACCGTCACCGACGTCGGGATCTCCAACTCCTCGACCCCAGTAGGGCCGCTCGCGTTTCACCGCAACAAGCTGATCATCCCACGTGGCAACGGCACCACCGCCCCCGGCTACTACGACGGCTCTACCCTGGGCGCTCTAGCAGGCAGCCCGCCGGCCGCCAAGTTCGCCGCCGTCTACAAGGACCGCACCGTCCTCGCCAACACGAGCGCCCAACCCACGTACGCCTATTTCTCCGGGGCCGGAGATCCGACCTCGTGGGATACGACGAACTCGTGGATAAGCGCATCGTTCCCGATCGTCGCCGTTGCTGCCCTTCGCAACGCGCTCCTACTGTTCTCGAACCAGCGAGTCGAGCGGATCAGAGGTGCGACCCCGCCGCCCGGCACGGACATGGTGCAAGAGCCCCTGTACGAGCCCGGTTGTATCGACGCCCGCTCGGTCGTGGTAATCGACGACCAAGTGATCTTTGCCAACACGACTGGGGTGTATATCACCGATGGGGCCGCCGTCTTGGATCTCACGAAGGCCGGGGGGATGCAACGGTATTGGCGGGACACGGTGGCCTCATACGCCTCGACGTGGAGGATCGCGGCCGGACGGCACAGGCGCCGTTACGTCATCTCGGTCATGGACGGGGCCACGTTCAAGGATTCGTTCCTGGTTGACCCGGAAACGCGGCGGTGGTTGCGGTTGTCGAATGTGAAAGCGGTCATGTTTTGGGATGCGGTCGGCACGGCTGCGGAGACGTACTACGGAAGCCGGGCTCAGCCGCGGGTGAACTCTCTCTCGTCGATGTGGAGTCCGGCCGCCGGGGTGAAGAACGACGCGGACACGACAGCGGTAACCCCGGTGTTGGAAACCGCGTTCTTCAAGCCGAAGCTTGGGAAGCTGTCGTGGAAGCGCGCATACATGACATACGACTGTCAGGACGCTGCCACAGACAACCCTTTGCTTACTCTTAGTTACGTGGCGACCCCGGAGGCGACGAGTTATATCACGGTCAAGAAGCTCGACGGTACCACGTCGAACACGTTCGCGGAATCGACCGCGTACACGTACGCGCGCCGGTTCCTGAACGTGTCAGCGGAAGGATTGGGGTTCAAGGTGGCGCAGACGAACGCAAGCTCGGTCACTAAGTTCTACGGGTTGGGGGCGGAAGTTCACGCCCGCGAGGCTTCGAGGGTCTGATGGCGCTAACCGAACAGGATGTGCGACGGATCATGCGTGAATCAATGGCTGACCCGCTCGCATTCCCACGTGAGTTCAAGACATGGTTGGGCTCCTACTTGGAGATCAACCAACCAGCATTTCATCTGAATCAGTTGCTCGGCTGGAACGCCCAGATCGCCAACAACGGGAAGACAGCAGCGACCGCCACGACCCTCACCACATCCATTGCGGCTCTCACCGGGGCTTCGGCGACGATCTACAACCCCGGCAACTACCTTGTCACCGGCAGCTTCGAGTTCACGTTGGGCTCACAGTCAGGTAACTCAGGGGAAACGAATGGAACGTCCACCTTGAACGTAGACCGAGGTGGCAACGTGGCTTGGACGAGCACGGATCTTGCTCTGGCCGTTACCGGTGGGACCGCCAACTGTGCTCTCGGTGAGTCCGACTACCTTGAACTCTACGGTTTCGGAGCTGGGATTCCTGGCGACGCAACAGTGCAAGGGGTTGAAGTCAAGTTCATCGGCAAAACCACTGTTTCTGGAAGCACTTGGAACGTTCAGCTTCTAAGAGCCGGAAATCTAGTGGGGGCGGCTAAGACCACAGCCGCCCAAACGGATTTCACGACTCACACGCTCGGGACATCCACCGATCTGTGGAGCACGATGCCGGTGTGGACGGCATCTGAGATCAACAACTTGGAACTTGGTGTCGCCGTCTGGGCTACGTTTAGTGGTGCGACTCGCAACCACGATGTCGATGTCGTGACGGTCACTGTGTACGGCTCCGGTTTCGCTGAGACTCTGACTGGGTACTTGTACGTCGGTGGTACGCAGCAAAGTCCTGTGCTGTCGGTTCCGAATGTTGTTGCGAGTGAGACTCGATTGGTGGCGAATCAATGGTATGTGACCACGACTGCGGCTTCCCAAACGGCTGAGTTGCGTGCGAAGAAAACGCAGTCCTGGTCAACAGCGACCGCGACAGCGAACTCGAACATGATCATCGCGAGATTGAGCTAGGGAGGGCAGATGGCAAACAACCCATGGCAGCCGCTCCCAGCCGGGGGCGTAGATCCAAACTACTCGCAGATCATGACCGGCTTGCCACCGTCGGATGCGGCCAACTGGGAGGCGGAAGCGACGCCTGTCCAGTTCGTTCAGTACACGGATCCGATGACGGGGCGGCAAACGAACTACGGGATGCCCACGGCGGGAGCGCCGTGGAAGTCCATGCCACCCCCACCGTTTCAGGATCCCTATGCCCCCGGTGGCGAGGCGTACGAGCGGCAGCAGTGGGCCAATCAACAGCGGTCGCAGGCGAAGTCGAACCCGATACTCGCCGACCCCTGGTACATCCAACAGACCGGCCTGTTGAACGCCCAGTGGGTTGCTCAGCAGGCGCAAGCGCAGCAGAAGATACAGGAGGCGCTGATCGGTTTCGGGGACGTGGGCGCGCTAGATCCAACGACGAACCTGCCTGCTAGTCCGGGGGCTGCGCCTATCAGACCTGCCGTACCTGACTACGCGAACATGACTTCTAACCCTCAACGTGCTGCAGCCGTCGTCCAGTACACGAACGACTTGCGGACGTGGCAAAACCAGATGGGTGCCTACAACGCGAAGAAAGCCATCTACGACAAGGCTGTCGGGGCGGCTAACCAGAACCCGTGGGTTACCGATCTCGTTCGTCAGCTCGCGAAGCAGAACACCGAAGCGGGCATGTCCACGTTGGCCCGCATCCAACACGCCGCTGATCTCGCTCGGCGCAGCTCGGTAAACGACCTCACCGCGAGGGGCATGTTGCAATCCGGGGAGACCGCCTCCCAGTTGGCCGAGCTCGGCCTGCAACGCCAGCAAACCGAGTATGACTCGCGCAAGCAACTGCTCGAGTACCTGTCGGGGGTGCAGGCGGCGTTGACGCAGGCTGGGTTTCAAACTCAGGCGGGGTTGGGGCAGGCTGCGTTTGATGCGACGCAACGGCAGGCGGGGAGGCTGTAAATGGCGACCAAGGCGCAAATCAAACTGGCGCAACAGGCGCGGAAGAAGGCGCGGGCGCAACGGACTCAGCAGGAGATTCAGGCGATTCGCGCGGTACGGGCGACTAGCGCACGTCCGGCTCGCCCCAGCTTCGGCGGAGTCC